GACAACTCTACCACGGCAAGCCTAGTCTTGTAAGCTCCCTCACCAAGAACAATGAGAATGGCAGGATCTTGATGATTTTTCATAGCATCTGTAGAAGCCTTTGCCCACACCTCCTTGTTGATGGTGAAGGACTTTCCAACCTCTTTGAAGTCAACACAAAAGTTTTCCCACGTTGCGTCACCCTTATGCGTATTGCGACCTGAGTTCTTGTGCTGTTTAGCTCCTAAACGTTTTGACTCTCCACGCTCACTCATAGTCTGCCCTACTCTTTTTTGTCTCAAGACTCACGGTTGTCATATGCTTATCAGGACACATCCAAGTAATCTTTTTAGCCTCTGGGTAATGCCGTAAACTTGTCACTACTGTTCTGCAGGTGTGGCAGGGGTATTTTCCTGGATACACAGTGTACTTAACCATTGGTAAGACTCTCCTTTAATTGGTTCTGTAGGTCTTGGTCTTCACGAACACGATTGATGTATGCTTCTCTACCCTGGACTTTTGATCCATCGTCAAGCTGATACCAAGCACCAGTACGATTAACAAGGCCAGCCATTTCGGCTGTATCTACTAAGTCACCTATTTCGTCAATACCGATCTTGGGACCTCGGAAGTAAAAGTCATACTCTCCATTTTGAAATCCTGGAGAAGTCTTTGAGAACTGAAGCTCCCAACGAATCTTACGACCAATCTTTTCCTCAATTAGTTTATCACCAACAGGAATCTTGCCCTTGATAGCTTGGTTGTCAGACTCTGACGAGAACAGCTTGATAACTGTTGACGAGTAGAACTTCGTAGCCTGACCACCCGTAGGCTGCTGTGATGTGTACATGGCAGAGATGTTGTTGCGAGACTGACTAATAAGCACGAACAGCGTAGGCTTTGGCTTATTGTTAGCATAGTTAATCATCTTCCATGCATTTGAAAAGTCCCGAGACTCTGCACCAATCTGTTTTGTGTTCTCCAACTGCTTTAGCTCAGCAGAGTCTTTCTCAAAGTAAACAGCGGGAAGCAGGGAAGTAATACTGTCTACCACCACAAGGTCTACACCAGCGTGCATCAGGTTGGTGCCTAGGTCTACCATCTCATTGATTGTTCTACACTGTGAGACGATTAGGTTTGAAGTATCTACCCCGAGACGTTGTGCCCATGCCTTATCGTATGACATTTCTGCATCGATCCATGCACAGACCTTCCCCTGCTTTTGTGCAATACCTATCATTTGCAAGCAGAGGGAAGACTTCGCGCTAGACTTGCTGCCCCAGATAAGTATCTGACGACCAAAAGGTAGGCCACCACCGAGAGCACGATTAAGTCCAAAGCTAGGTGTGGGCTGCAGAACTGTTTCTGGCATTTCATCTCCTACGAACAACTGCTTACGCAGCTTGGGGTTCAGATTAGCTAAAACTTCTTCCATTGTCATTGCCATTAGAAGCGCACCCCATGCTTTCTGGGACGATCAGTATTAAACCTAGTCTTTGCTGTTACGGCTGTATCCAAAGAAATAGAAGTGTAGCCATGCTCCACGAGACCAGCATAAAGATCTAATGTGCGAATGATAATGTCTGCCACTTCATCTGCAATTTCAACCTCTCCCTTGTCTTTGCGAATAGCCTCCATAACTTCTACGGCCTCTGACACAATCATCATTAGCTGCTTAGTGACAAAGATATCATCTACCTCTTCGGGCCAGAAGCCCTTGTCTACCGCATTCGCGTGTAACTCTACTGCTAAGTTGTCAAACATCTTTTACATCCTCCATAATTGTTGTTCCATCTTTTGTTGTTCCAAACTCAAAGGTAAAAGGCTTACCTTCTTGAATTCTCATATAGGCCTTGGCAAACTGTGTAGGGAATACAGTGACTGAATGCAAGTTGCGGTCAGAGTCTGCTGCTACAAAGTAAGCCATTTTCTTGCCAGCCTTGGTTACTCTCGTCTTAAATGATACTACGTACATCTCCTCATCCTTGTAAGGAAGTTGACGATACCCCAAAAACTTAATCAAGGCACTGGCATTACCCTTGGCCTCATCTACAGGAATAGCTGTCATGATTCTGTTGTCACTAGCTAAAATAATATATGTTCTTCCTGGCTCAATGGTAGTTTGCTCATCGTCAAAGATGCCCGTAGAACCTGTCCTGTCCAAGAACTCTACACGAGACCAACCAGTGCCACGCTTAATGCTCTTTACCATTCCCATTAAGATGAACGATCCCTTTTCCTCAAACTCCTCTACCGTGTTAATAAATGCATGGTAGTGAGAGGGTACGGTAATGTTGAATTCAGGAAGATTGAGGAACTCATACAAGTTCTCTTTAATCTCATCGTCATTACGAGGGTTATCTGGGAACGTTGCTCCGCCAATAACTCGAAGAGCCTGAAGCGCTCGACTGTTCACCCCGCTGCCCTTAAGAAAGGTAAACTCCTCTAGCTCTTTGTAAGAAGTAAAAGGGCGAGCAGCAATATACTTAGAGGCGATATTATCAGAGATAAACTTAATAGCAGATAGACCAAAGCGAATGCCCTTACCTTCAATTTTAAAGTCCATATCCGAGTCGTTAATGTGTGGAAGGCGAACAGGAATTCCCATACGCTTAGCCTCAATCAAGTACTCTGTCCTAGTGTCATTATCTTTCTCGTTCTTAAGAAGAGCAAACATAAACTCAATAGGGTAGTAATACTTCAACCATGCTGTCCAGTATGAGAGCGTGGAGTAGGCTACTGCGTGACTCTTGTTAAAGGAGTAACCAGCGTGTGCCTCAAAGTCTGTCCAAAGGCCACGAGCACCCTCTTCACCAAGATACTGAGATGCACCCTTTACGAACTGTTCCTGAAACTGGTCAAACTCTTTGGCATCCTTCTTCTTACCGATGATCTTACGAACCTTGTCGGCTTCTGCCATTGACATACCGCCAAGCTTGACACAGGCAAGCATAACTTGTTCCTGGTAAAGGATGCAACCGTAGGTCTCAGACGTAAACTCTTTCATGACGATGTGCTTGTAGTCTACGTTTTGACGACCTTGCTTGCGAGCAATGTAGTCCTTACCGATGGTATTAGCTGCTCCTGGACGAACCAAGGCGTTAGACGCTGTTAGTTCTGAGAAGTTCTTTACACCCATCTTTACTAGGAGGTTTGTATATGGTGCTGCTTCACACTGAAAGACACCCTTTGTATACCCCGAAGAAAGCATCTCGTAGACAGGTCGCTCATCCATATCAATGCTAAGGAAGTCGATGATTTGTCCGTGACGCTCCCTGATAATGTCTGCAGTGTCTTTAAGAACACTAAGAGTTTTAAGACCCAAGGCATCGAGCTTAATCAAACCAATACGCTCTGCCTCACCCATATCAACGCCAACAACAGGAATACGAAGCTTGGTCTTTGGGTCTACGCGAGTTTCTAGTGGAGCAAACTTAAAGATAGGCTCCTTCGCTGTAACGACACCAGCAGCATGGATGCCTGTTCCACGAATACGCCCACGAAGCTGTTCCCCAAACTCTTCAACTTCTGGATACTTCTGACGAAACTCCTGAGTAGTCTTTGAAGAGCAGTACTCGTCCCAAGTGTCAATAGTCTTAAGAACCTTGTTCACATCGGTAAGTGGAATGTGAAGTACACGAGCAATATCTCGAACGACACCCTTATCTTTAAACGTTAGGAACGTTGTGATAGATGCGACGTGGCGATACTGGCGTACCAAATAATCCTTTACTTCATCCCTACGAGTGTCTTGAATATCAGTATCAATATCTGGAAAGTCATTTCGTTCTGGATTAATAAAGCGGAAGAATAGAAGACCGTGAACAATTGGATCAATGTCTGTGATACCCAAAGCGTAACAAAGTAAACTACCAGCAGCAGAACCACGACCTGGACCAACCATAATCCCTTCTTTTTTAGCCCATACAATCATATTACGAACAACAAGAAAGTAGGGACCAAAGTTTTTGTTTTTAATAATTTCAAGCTCTACGTCAAGACGGTCAAGGTACTCTTGATTCTCTGACAAGTGAAGAGAATCAAGTCCATCCATAGCAAGCTTGTATAGCTCACCATTGGGGTCTGGGTACTGAACAGGAAGAAGGTCAAGACCATCCTGAATGTTATAGTCTTCAATCTTTTCTGCAAGAGTAATGGTGTTTGCATAGATGTCTTCACGATCAACACCCTGGCCTTCCATCTCTTCCTTCATTTCCTCATAAGAGAGCAGGTGAAGCTTAAACTTGTTAAAGCTCATCTGACGGTCTGCACCATAGAGGTAGTCAAGGCGATCCATCATCTCTGGAATTTCTCGTGACTTCTCGTATGTAGTGCCCTTCTCTACCTTGTTGCTGTAGGTGTTAAGAATGAGCTTTAGCTCCTGTACCTCGCGTTGTGAGGGGTCGGAGTGGTGGCAGTCTGGAGTAACAACAATTTTAATCTTGTATTCGTCTGCTAATTTAATTAGTGTGTCGTTAATGCCCTCGGGGTTGCTGGGCATGATCTCAATGTAATAGTCGTCGGAGAAGACACGGTGGAACCATTCAATGTACTTCTTTGCTTCAGCAATCTCTCCAGCTTCTACTGCCTTTGCAATAATGCTACTGGGGCAACCAGAAGTAACGATAATGCCTTCGCTGTACTTCTCAAGAATCTCAAAGTCAAAGCGTGGCTTGTTGAAGAATCCATCTGTCCACGCAAGCTCGCTAATCTTGTTAAGATTCTCAAGACCTTTCTGGTTCTTTGCAAGCAAGACGATGTGGTTGTATACAGCATCTAGTGGGTTATCTCCACGCTCTGCTTTGGTACGATGATCAGCAATGTCTTTTACCATGTACCCCTCAACACCAAGGACAGGCTTGATACCCGCTTCTTTTGCGGCACGATACATCTCACGATGACCAGCAAGAGACCCATGGTCTGTAATTGCAATAGCTGGCATACCCAGAGATACTGCTCGATCTACATATTCTTTTGGTGTAGCAATCCCATCGAAGAGACTGTAGTGTGTGTGAACGTGGAGTCCAGCGTAGTTCATTAATTATCTTTCTTGATAGAGTTCGTAAAGTTTAAATGGAAAAGCAGGGGCCCCCGCGATTAAACGACGACCCCCACGTAGTTCTGCTACCAGTCGCTATTGCTAGTGACAGAAGAAGCTGGACCATCGAAACCGAGGTAGAAAGCTTCCTGTTCTGCATAAGCAACATTGGTTAGAGCCATGTCAAGGGGGAATGCTTTCACACTCGACCAATCAAAGGGCTCTGAATCTGGGGCAGTAGCAAACAGAGTATAGCTTGTCTCTGTTCCCTGGCCATTACGCTTGAGCTTCCAAACAATGTTTGAAATGCTCCCCATGTCAAAGGCGTACTCACGGATAGTGTTAAAGGACGACTGCTTGCTAACGCCCATTGACCAAATGGCCACATAAGGTGCTTCAATGCCGTCATCTACAAGAACGTTGCAGTAGAAGCGAAGGCGTCCACGCCAACCTGCCTTGGGGTCCTTACGATGCATCTCTTCTGCCCAGTCGCGGCCCTCAGAGTCCATGGTGTCTACAGCCTTGCGACGGTAGTCCTTGGGATTGGTGTGTTCCTTTACAACAAAGGCAAGACCACGCTCTGCATTGTAGCTTGCAGAATCTTCATCCAACTCTTCTACAAAACGAATCTTTACAGACTGTCCATCCGCAAGCTTAAGCCAACGAACTCGTGGTGCATTCTCGTCATACTTGGGCTTGTCGAGCAAAGCGTTGATATTTTTTAGTCCCTTGATAACACTCATTTTTGTTTCTCCTATTTTTTGTTGTTGGTATTAGCTTAGCATGGCCATGATGGATTTGTCAAACTCAAAGCTTAAGTTTTTAATCGCATCATCGTCCATGTCACCAATATCCTTATATTGTTTTTCTAGCTGTAATACGGATACACGATTTCCCAACCGTTCCACTAGTCGAGTCTTCATGTTTCCTCCTGCTTCATCGTTATCAGCAATGACAATAATGTCATTAAAGTACTTTTGAAGGAGTTCTATTTGGGCATTCGATACATTGGCACCTAAAGTGGCTACCGCTGGAATCCCTACTTGGTCTAACCTTATTACGTCGAATGATGATTCTACCACATAAACTGTGCGAGATGTTTTGACACGGTGAAGATTAAACAAAACTTTTCCCTTGGGTAGTCCTGGAGTGTTCTTAAACTCTTTACCCTCGATAGAACGACCGACAAACCCAACAAGCATTGAGTCTGGGGCATGGACTGGGATTGTAACCATGTCTTGTTTTTCAGAGAATCCTAGAGAAAACTTTTTTACAGATTCTTTAGTTATCAGACGACTCTGGTAATATCTGGATGCTCTTGGAGACTCCAATACTGCAGAGTTCAAACGCTTTACGACAATCTCATCAAACTGTTTGTATACAGGCTTTACGATCAACTTCTTTGCCACATCCTGCTCAATGCTGCTGGATGTCTCTTTGCCCTTGATATAACGAGCTGACTCAAAGTATGTTCTACCAGAGGTGGTCATAATTAGCTCAATCAGATCGCACGCCTTGTGGCAAGAAAAGCAAAAAAAGATTCCTGTAATCTTATCGACTTCTCCAGCTGGGGTACGGTGATTGCCATGAAAAGGACAGTATATGATGAAGTCAGAGTCTACCTCAGATTCAACATTAATGCCACTTCCAGCAAGAACTCGTGACACCTGCTCTTCTGTGTATACGTTGCCTTTATTTTTATTGTCCCTATAGTTCACTTTATTTATCCTCAAAGTCCTTGTATCGATATAGGCCCTTGTCAAAGTCTGCCTGAACAAGAAACTCTCCCATGAATCCGTTACGGTTCTTTCGGAAGACGCACTCAATGATATCACTATTTGTTCCACGACCCAAAGCCAGAACCCAGTCAGCGTCATAAGCAATCTGACGAGACCAAGCGGTCTGTCCCAAAGTAGGAACAGTGTCTAGTTTATTAACGTCGTCGGGTGTTGCTGATGAGATAGCAATAATTGGAATCTCTTCACCAATAGCCAGAAGCTTTAGCTCACGAGAAAGATTCTTCATCTTTACCACTTCGCTGTCAGACTTGCTATTAGGAGACATTAGCTGGATATAGTCAACAATAACTACGTCTGGCTTATACTGGTCGATCTTTCCACGAAGAACGGACGGAGTAATCTCTCCACCAGAGTCATTAGAAATGATGTGAAATTCTGGCTTACCATCTAGGTTCTGCTTGTGCCAACGCTTAAGGTCTTCAAGGTCAACCTCTCCAGCGCTCAACTGACGGTGTGACCATAGTCCATTCCCCATGATGGTGAATACACGGTTACGAACTTCTGTCTCGCTCATCTCAAGGCTGATAATGAGAGGTGACTTACCTTGTCTCCATGCCTGTACCGCAAAATAAAGAGCAAGCCAAGACTTTCCAATACCTGGATAAGCAAGGAAGACGCCAAGCTGTCCTGGCATGATTCCCGCTGGAAGGTAGTTATCAAATCCTGGAAGACCAGTCTTAATGCCCATGGTTCCAGCTGCTTGTTGACGCTGCACGTTTTCGTAATAAGCAATTGCTGACTCAAGGTCGGTAGCGTCGATGTCTCGAATAGTTGCAGTATTCTTCTTTAACTCAGAAGTCTTCGAGATCAAACCCTCTAGTGCCTCTGGACCTTGACCTGCCTGAACGCCAGCAGCCGCCGCTCTCAGGATGTCTTTTAGGCTATCTGTCATGTACTCTGCTTGAAGCTCGTCTAGGTGATGCTTTGTTGCTCCAATGCCTTGTACTGGCTCAAAGTCACGAAACTTGTCTACAACCAAGCTGACAGGAGGAACCGTGTGATTCTGCTCAAAGTAGTTACGAATGAAGTTCCAGATATCATTATGAGTTCTAAGAATGTTATCTACGTTTGCCTGTAACAATACGTGAATCTGCTTATCGTCGAGCAGTGCTGATATTAGTTTCGATTCGGTGTTACTCATTTATTTAGCCATGCCTTTGCTTGTTGTCTGCGCTCTAAACGTTCTTTGTTGTCTTGCTCATGCATCTTGCGAGAATTAATAATGCTTTCTGTGTTGTATGCAAAGCTTTTCCATGTTGGCTTTTGAGCTACATCAAAATAATATTGCAATAAATCATAGCACTTTGGTAGTGTATAAGATTCTATCAAGGCGTCTGCTGCCCATTGCTCAACGTTAAGATTTACCGAGGGCTTCTCTTCATAATGTGCTGTGTGAAGCTTACTGTATCTGCTGAGCAAAGACATACGGTCTTTGCGATCAGCCACGTCTAAGCTACTTCTTCTTTTGCTTCATTGGTCTTAGTAATAAGCTTGGCTTCTACAAAGCTATATACCCGATCAAAAGCCTCATCAATATTCTCACCTGCACGACGAGAGTCTTCAACTCCAATGTCAATTCGGAGAGACTGAAAGTTTCCTAGGTTTAGCGTATATCCAAGTGTTACTGTTACTTTCGTTGGTTCATTGTCCATTATTCTCATACCCTTTCAAAGGTTAAACGGTTTCGGCCCAGACTGGGATAAATCTTCCATCTTCGGTTCTTGTATATGTAAGAATACCATCTCCCATCCTCCGTGTCAACTCTTGTCGGGTGGGAATGCTATTGTTGTTAATCAGCCCATCAAATCTTGGACGACCAATACTGAACGTTGCAAGTGTATCACGGATATCTAGTATTTGCGACTCAGAGTAATAGGCTCTGATCTGCCAACCACGTTCCTTGTTTAGTGCCTGTCCTGTAGGAAGAGGAATCGTCCCCTTGGCCATTAGCCTTGGAAGATACTTCCTGTGCCTATTGATAAGCTTTGCCATTTCTGTAACAGTATAAGCCCTTTCTCTATTTTTCTTAAAGTCACTGAGAAGGCAACTCTCTAGTCTGCCCTGGTTTATGTTATAAACAGAAACTATCCCATTAGACACGTTTAAGTGATGCACCCTAACAAGATCGCCATTGAGAAAATAAATCTTTTTACTTCCTGTAATTACTGGCGAAGAGTTGTACTCTTCTTTCTTAATCATAAAAATCCTTAAACGGGAATACCGATAATGATCAGATTAACTCGTACAGAAGCGACACCAATAGTGTTAAATCTTACTACTCCGCTTAGGTTGTTAGTAACAATGTCTGTTATGGTTACTGTTACGTCCTTGCTTGATTCCGTTCCGTTTTCATCTGTAGTTTGAACTGTAGCAGTTGCTACTGGTGGATAGGCAAAGTCTGAAAAGGGGTAATTAAATGTTTGCTCTACTCCTGGCGTTGTTGCTGAATTGTTTGTTACAGGAATAAAGCCTCCAATGACTCTCGCATCTGATGTACGAATTGTTTGCGGTCCAGCAGTTGTCGTATCTACAGTTGTATATTTTGCCGAAGTGGGAGACAGCTGATTAGATAGATTGTTTATTGCATCAGCAATTTGATAGATGTATGAAAGATCTAGTGGTTGTCCACGATCTGGAAGGGTTACTTTAGCCATGGGTTAAGTATATCACGGCAGGGGGATTGCTATTGAATCATACATCAACAGGTCTGCGCTGTATTGTTTTTCTATGCTTTCCGCCTGAACGCTGACATAAATAAAATCATAATTAAAGATACGAATAAAAGAATACATGTGCACCGATGGTGTTCCATGGTATACGTATCCCCCAGAGACCTCCCCTGATCCATCCGTTACTTCTCCAGCCGTATTGTATGTACCACTAATCTTGTAATAAACATATTTTTTTAGATTAATAGTCTGTGTATCCGAAACTAAAAATGTTCCGCTTACTAGAGATGATTGTTGGCCAGACACCACAACAATCGTTTCTCCAGTTTGATAGTGTGTGTTTGAGGATACTTCAAGCCTCACAGTAGAAAACAAGGAATCCCCATCTGCAGTTATGAGAATTTTTTCTATGGTGTTTCCCCACTTAACAAATACATCATATCTTGGACGGCTAAGCTCGTCTCCCCAGACACAGGCTATTGAGTTATCGCTAACAGTTACGTCTACGCTTCCTTGCAAAGAAAACGAAGAGACTAAAACTTTATATATTGGAGACCAATGAGAGTACCTGTTCTTATCTTCAGAAACTATTCTGTACTGAACATAGTGACCTATTGTTCCGTCATTGAATATAGATAGCGGTGGCAAGTCTTCTTTTACTATTATTGCTTTCTGCAGTCCTCCTCTTGCCATGCTACTTTACATCCAGACCAAATCTAAACTCAACCATATTAGATGAGTTAGCTTCTTTGACCATTGTCTTAGCATCAAATGTTTTTACAACAGAATACCCCGATAGACCATAGAGTGGATTAATAGATGATGTATTCTCAAACCTTAGTCCGTCCAGAGCAACATAGTAGTTTGCTGACGGCTCGTTGTTGGTATCAAGAGTCGTTACATATATTTTTACAGTCTTTACGCTGCTCCAAGAAAATGTTGGGCTCATCACTAGATCTTTTAATTTTTTTGTTTCTACAATGTATCTGTTTGCCTCTAATCCAGAAATAACCTCAATGGGAAATCTTGCATAGTCTTGAGAAGAGTTTGTGTCTGTAGAAGAAAATTCTAAAAGAACAAAAACTTTTGCTGGATCGCTGGTATCCGTTACGTCTTTATTTATAACAGAAAATGCAACTTTTAATTCATCCTCTGGAGAATTTTTGCTTAGGTCAAGGCTTATTCCTGCCAAGTGTACATGCGTCCCGTAATATCCCCCAGAGTCTGCAGTCTTTACAGCCATAACTTGTGAACTTGCATCTACCTGCAGAAACGACGTATCTCCTGGAACAAATACGGAGCTATTTAAGAATCTTGGTCTTTCGTATCTAAACGTTCTGGCTTCTGCATCAAATATAGAATTATTTGACGTTGCTCTAAATACTGGGTTGGCTCTGAGGTCTTCAACAATAAACAGTCCACCCTGATCTAGGGGCTCTGAGACCGTAGCCCCCAAGCTGCTAGATCTTGTCTCGTCGTGGTATTCCCAGTTTTCCGACTCGGTAAAGGTATAAACAATCCTGCTATCTTTTCCTGTTGCTGAGGGATTTGATTTTGCAGAATATATTCCCACCTCAGAAATTTCATACCTCTGCTCTGTCGGAAGCTCTGCCGTCAGAACTAATTTAGACACCTCTACGTATGCTGGTGGGACAAGCGTTTCATCCCAGACAAGATCGGTGACGTACCCCCTAGAGGTTATAGGAACCCTAAACATCTCGAACCCTAAGTTTTCAGTATTCCTGTATGTATCTACGTCAAAGATTCCATCTTCGCCAAGAGGTGTTGGACCTGAACCAAGGGCCATGTATGAAGCATAGGCTGGTGCCTGTCCGATTAGATATTTGGCTATAATATCTTTTCCTTTATTTGTAATCATATTATAAACCTAACTCTCTAAAAAAATTTCATCTGTATACAGTATATCACCAACGACACTTCCACCACGAAGTACCCGAATCTCAACCTGGTCTCCGAAAGAAACCCCAGATACATATACGGAAAGACCACCCGTCACTGTGTCAATGTATGCCGCTGTCTCAACCTCACCAGCCAAAACGTTTGTGCCAACGTATGGAACAACCGTGTCTAGCTTTATTGCAAAGTTGTCGAAGTAAGAATTAATGGTTCCTGGTAAATTAAATATATTAAACGAGCTATACTTCTTACCCAGCTCAGATATGTTTTTAATTGGATTATAGACAAGTCTTTGTCCATTGATTGTGTCATTTCTTGAAACACTAAGAATTTCTTGACCCCCGACCATTTCAAATAAAAGATCTGTAAGGTACTCTATTGGTATGTTTTGATCATTAAAAACAATTACGTCTGGAGTTGCTGGTTTTACACCTAAAACTTTTACAGCATTTGAT